CCGGATACCGTCAAACACGGTCTCATCGGATTGCATTCCAGTTGGAGTAGCAATCGACTGAGCTTCCAGCAACTGCAAGCGCGGTCTGCCGCTATCACCTTTTGTTAGGAGAATAAAGCTCTCACCGTCAAAGAACCAACCGCGAGCGGCTTGAGACATCAACGTGCCAAACGATTGGCGAGAGCTAATGTCGGGATATCGGGACCAGATATCCCAATACTTCTTAGCTTTGAGATTCCAATCTGGATCGCTTGAAGCCGGTTGAACTGAGAAATTGGAACCAACAGTGTAAGACTCAAACAAGTCTCCCAATCTGTTCATTATCGCGTTGTTCTGTTCAAAGAACCGCGATTTGCGCACAATGGCTTGACGGGTCGAACTGGTTACGTCAAAGCGAGCCGAAGTGTAAGACGTATCGAGATACGAACGACGCAGCGACTGACCGGCTCCTTCGTACTTGTTAACGGGAGAAGGAAACAGTTTGTTGGCTATGGTTTGCAGGATTCCCATTAGCTCATTCGAGTTGTGGCTTCACGCCTAAATTGCGTGAAATCCCCATAATACCGAGTGGTTGCAACAAGAACACTACCAAGCATCTTGTTGTAAATCTGGAGATCGGACGGACTAGTAATGCCATCTCCATTGAGCAGAACCACAGCGTAATCGTAATCGCTTAGCAGTGATTCCCACATTTCCAACATCTCTCCAGCGGAAGCGGAACCTTTTCCGGGTTCAGCGAACTCAACCGAAACGTCAGAACTGGAAGTGCTGCGGACTAGCTGACCAGACTCCAGAGTGTTAGCTGCAACAGTAAGCTTTGCAGTCAAAGCTTGAAGCAAAGTCAAAGCACCAAGACTTGCGTATGTAGTACGCAAATATGAACGCTTTGTTGCTACGGTGTAAGTCACCACTGACGGGGACTATTCACACAGCGGTCTCAGTGTCAAGCGGTAGCAGTTTACGCTGTGCTGGATCTTAGGTCGTTCCATAACATCACCATTGCTAATTGCATGATCTCGCAATCGTGCAAATGGTCAGGCCAGCGAGTGTTTCGCTTAAACCACAAGTGTTTGATTCGACCGGAGCGGTTAGCGGTTGGCTTCAAAACGTGAGAGTCCAAGTGCTTCCAGTATGTATCAGAATCTGCCGCAAATGCTCCCTCAGCCTCAAGCGGTGCTGGTAAGCTGCAAACGGTCCATTGGTTAGTTTCCGATCCCTTACGGAGCCGCTGGAGAACGTCCCGCATATGCTCAGTATCAAAGACAAGCAGCGGCTGGACGACATCGGTACGCATTGACGTTGAGGTCGTGATTCCGAAGGGATGGATCGAGCCGGTCTTGGAAGTGAACCGCGCACCAGTCTCTCGACCTTTCATCGGCAACCAACCGATCAACATTGGCTTCCGTAGACCTCCCTCTGGTGGGTAGCGCAAGCCGCAGGGATAGGTTATCGGAGAGTTGCTGAGTTGAGAAAACTCCGCGCAAGCATCGTACACCGCTTGCGTGTTGTAACCGGAGTCAATCCCAACATCCATGTCATGGACTTTGTAATGCAGTTGAATGCGTCGCAGAGCGGCAAAATCATCAGCATGACCAGCCGCAACCAGTCTTGAGTTTCCGCCGGACCATTCGCGGCAGACCCACCACAAGAACGGAGCAGCGGCTTGTACGTCAGCGGTAAGGTAGCGTCTGGCTTCGGGCATCTCAGCATCCGAGACCACTTCGACACGCTCCTGTTGGGTCTCTTGGTTTTCCCACGGCTCCGACAACATTCCGTTGATGAATCCCTGCAACCCCATCATTGAAGACTTCGCTTCCAAAAATGCGACCGCGAGATTTCCCCAAGTGCATTTTCGATCCGGTGAGTAGAGAGACGATAGATGGTAAGAGCGGACACTCGGGAGGCTCGCTTTGTTCTCAGCGATCCAGCGACCATGACGTAATGCGGCAACCTTCTGGCTGTCGGTAATCTTCCCCTGACAAAGCTGGCAGACGTAGTGGGCAGAAGTCCGTATCTGCTGCCAATCGGGTCTTCCCTCTTCGGTCTTGGCATTGTCCCAAGTGACTTGTCGCCACTCTAGTTTGATCGGCTCTTTACAGTGCGGACACGGGATGTAGAAGCGTCGCTGGTCTCCGCGAAGATACCGCTGCCAGATTCGTCCCTCTGAGGTCGTCGGAGTGCTAGTGAAAAACGCTTTGGAGCTTGAAAACGCTTTGAGACGCTGCTCGGCAAGATCCAGAGCGTCAGCTTCCTTTGCGGTTGCATCAGCAAATTTGTCCACCTCATCCCCAACCAGAATGCGGACGGGTCGAGACGCTAGATTTGCCGGTGAGTTGGAGCCGACAAAGGTCAGCGTGCATCGGTCAAATTGCTGCTCAAGATTGGTGATCTGGTCCTTATCAGTTGGGAACCGCGCAACCATTGCCGGTGAGTCTTCCAGCATTGGCAACCAGCGTGACTTGGAGAAGCTGCGAGCGAGATTCTCACTCGGCATCAACCACAGCGCGGGACTTGGTTCAACGTCGATGGACCAAGCCAGACCAGCCATCAACGTTGTCGTCTTACTGGTTTGACTTCCCCAACAGAGCGTGACCTCAGAGACTGCCGGATCTTTCCAGCACTCAAGCGGCTCGCGGCAATATGGACGAACAGCGGTTGAGAAAGGTCCGGGGTGTTCAGTCTGACGCTGACTTAGAGACAGGTTAGCTTCTGCCCACTCAACCACAGACTGCCGTGGAGTTGGTCGCCAGAGTTGCCGTCTGAACTCTAGGATTTCAAGCTCTAGGTCTGTCATCAGTAAAGCTCCTCTGGAATCTGACCGCTCTTAATCTGGTAGTGAGCGGCTCCAGTCATATCAATCAGAGCCATACGCTCAGTGCGTCCGTTAACCGTTTTGTCGGTGGCTTGGTGATTAGCCGCCCATGTTGCGTTGCGGTTGAAGATTTCAACCATCAACACTGAGTCGTCAGAATGAAGGTGGAGAATTCCAAAGAATGGAAGCTTAGTATGCTTGGAAACCTCAAGTGCCGCTTGAAGCTTTGACCAAGAGAGCATCCAGCGGTTGCCGTAAGTGGTCTGGAGCTTGGTCAGACCGTAATTCCGAGTCTTGACCTCATAGCTTCCGACAATGATTCCTTTGGCTGGATCGTGGATGAACCCGTCAATGCGGGATGGCTCATCGTTGGAGATACCTAAGAACTCAAAGCCGGTTTGACGCTCGATAGCTTTGAGCGCAATCCGGTTCTGTCGGAGTGCTTCAATACCGGCTGGAGTCTGGCAGTTTAGGAATTCCGTCATTCAATTTCCAAGTTCATTTGGTTTTCATCGTATCTCAATCCAGACAGCCAATCCAAAACTGCTGGAAACTTTGATGGGTCTGACGGGTCTCGAAACCAACCTGTTCCATCGACAGACTCAACACCTAAGTCTTGGCAATGCCACAGCTTTGAGACGCTGTTAACTCTTCCAACGTGTACTCGCTTAAAGTTACGAGTCCACGTTGAAACGGTTTTCCATTTCCATTCTGTAGAACCCCCAACGAACACAACGTCAGCATTAATCGGAACGTCATCTGGAGTCATTCCATCTTGAACCGCAAAAGCCATCGGCCAATTGTACTGCTTCAGATAGTGTTGGTATCTGTTCCAATTTTCCAAAGTCTTCTGCTTGTTTGCAACAACGTCTGGAACAATAGCCCACTTGGGTTTTTGAGCGTTAAGCTTTGCCCAATTCAACATTGCTATCCATTCAGATTCGCTCCACTCAGTTTCTTTTAACCAAGCAGAGAAAGCGTCGTTATCCAATGCGTAGTGAATCCACGGCCTAAGCTTTGATTTGCTTCTAGCAGACGGACCAATAAGCCATCCAATTCTGTTTGGAAATCTTCCCGCTAGATAGTGAACCTCTGCACTGCTGTTGTTTGATGGCATCAATATCATATGAATTTTGATTCATGCAGTTTTACACAAGCGGGACAAATTCCGCATGGTTTCAATCCGCCTTTGTAACAGGTCCAGATGTTTGAGCCATCAATACCCATTTCCCGCGCAATTCCGGCAATTTCCCATTTCCGCTTGTCTAGATATGGAGCGCAAATTTCCACGCTGTAACCGGATTCGTTGACTGTCTTTTGCATCGCATCAATGAATCCACGCCGACAATCTGGAAACTGCTCTTCATCGTCTTTGTTGCATCCAATGGTCACAGCATCAGATTTAGACTCACAAGCGAAGTTGACAGCAACGCTTAGGAATATGGCGTTGCGATTTGGGACAACCCACGATTTCTCGGTTAAACCTCCAAGCGGTGGCAATTCAACAACCGTAAATAGGACTCCTGCTTTTTGTGCGTGATACTTGGCGCACAGAAGCTCTTGTCGGTGACGCTGCCGGTAATCGAACATCAACGCATGGACTGAGTGACCCTGATTCAATAGGTCATACATCATTGTCACACTGTCGAGTCCGCCAGATAATAGATGGATAATTTTCTTGTTCATAAATGGGTTTCTCATTGGTTGTTGGATTGATGTCTTTAAGATTTCCACGGGTCAGTCTGATGCAGAGTTTTGAGACATACTTCTTGGACCCATCGCTCTAGCTCGCGCTCGGCGTGTTCTGGGTCGTGCGGAGCAATGCGTCCAGCCAGTTGCTTCGGCATTGATTTGAGGAGGCTTGCGACCGCTCCATCATGGTCTTGCATCACCTTCTTGACCCAAGAGCCAGAGACCAGAGTGCGCTCCTTCTCGGACAATGAAATTACGTCCTCCCGTGCGCTAATAAGGTTTTTCGCTGCGGTAGCGTGAACCGTAACCATTCTGCCAGCATCGAGAGAGCGAGCAGCTAGAGCTTCGGACGCTAGATTGTAAGCGGCTCTCTCAATCTGCTTCTGCCGCTCATACGCTCCCTGCGGTGAGTCTTCAGTCGCCAAAGCAGCATTGATGGCAATTGCTGCTTCCGGTGGTCTGTAGGGTCCGCTGGACGCTTCTGGCGCGGTCTGCTGCTGTTGCATTGCAGCGAGCCGTTGAGCGTCACTTGGTCTGCCACCGATACCTTTGCGTGAACCTCTCCAAGCGTCAGCTTCTTCCGGTGAGGTTAACGGCATTCCATTAGCCACTAGCTGCGACACTCGACCTTTACTTAGACCGCTATGCTTGCAGTAATCTGTCTGAGTCATCGGAGCATTATCGGGAGTTCATCCGGCTTCATCTTCAAGAGTTCCTGAAGTCCTTTTTTCACCGTGTTGTACGTCGGTTGCTTCGGGTCCGGTTGGTAGAAAGCAGCGACTTGATCCACAGTGAAAGATCCGCTTTTTATGCGGCTTAAATGCCACTTAAGCGTTGAGTGTCCGATATTAAGAAGTAGGTAGTCGGTAGCTAGTGACATAGGTTTGTATTACAATAGCGAGTTCGCTCGCACAAGATCATCGGTCCCGCGCGATCACCTGTGTATTTAACATAAGCGGGAGCCTCCTAACGCTATTGCATTAGGTAGCTGAAACGCTATTGTAGTAACGTTACCGTTAAATACTGAGCAAATACGCGAAAACATGGTCATTTGCTTTTGCTTTTGCTCTTAGGGATGAGCTTATTGACAGTTTCTTTTGATGGAATGGATATGGTATTAACACGCTCATTGAGCTTACGTTGTAATGCAATCTCCTCTCCACGATTAAGAATGTGAACAACTCGACTGATACCACAGCCCATCAGCTTTCCAATCTCACGATAGGTTAGTCCCTCTTGTCGTTTGCGATATGCTTTCTCGCAATCATAGAGACCAATCCAACGCGATACGTCTTCGTCATCGTCGAGTCCTTCGATCTTGTCAGGATACTTGATCCAACCTCTAGCGACAGCATCAAGCACAAGCTTTGGTGCTTCACGCAACAGCGTTAGCTTAGCTTGTGACTCAAGCAGGTCGTCATCTTCAATCTCTCCCTCTTGCACTTTGCGACACAGATACTTCTGAGTTCCTCCCATATTACTTAGCGGCTTTCTCTTCTAATGCTTCAAGCTGGTTATGTAGATCAACAATGGTGTTGTTGGCTATTGCTAACTTGACTTCTAGCTTACGAGCTAACACAAAGACAACTGATAGAACCATCGGGTCATAGTGCCTTCGGAGACGCTCGATCTCGGCATCGCAAAGCGGAGTGGTTGACTGCGTGTCTTGGAAGAACTCTTCGGCTGGTGTCATGGCTCAAAATGGTTTTTGGTTGGTCAGAACGGAATGTCATCCTCAGGTCCAAGCGGATCGTTAGCTGATACCTTCTTCTGTTGTGATTGTGGTCGTTGATCTAAGTCACTGTAGTTACCGAGTATAGCTCCCTTCTTACCTTCTTGTCTGGCTTGCTTAGAGATAGACTGTACTATCATACCGTCGTTGCCGTATTGATCGCGTCCAGCTTTGTTAGCTATCAATGCAATATCCAAATACGTTCCAGACTTACCTTTGAACAAATAGGTCTTGTCGATCTTCGTAACGTCAATCTTGCCGGTTAACATGGTGTTTGTGGTGTTTGATTGCTACCGTGGGTTAGTCTCTCAGGTTGTTTAGGCTGTTGCAACTCTTGTTTAGAGTTTCTTTTAACTATCGAAGTCTGCGTCAGAGAATCGGCAGAACTCTCCGTTGTAGTGTAGTTTCACGATTCCGCACTCACCATCGCGCTGTTTGGCGACTACGATGGACGCTTCGCCTCTGGCTTCTCTCCGGTCTCGATCTAAGAGCATGACTAGATCGGCATCTCGCTCGATTTGACCGGAGTCGGCTAGATCGGTGAGTCTTGGTTGCCTCCCCTTATCCTTCTCGTTCTCGCGGTTCAATTGAGCCAAACACAACATTGCAACTCCGGTCTGGACCGCAATGTCTTTAAGCTTGCCGCTGACCTCTGCGACCTCATAAGTGCGCTTTTCGGCTTTGTCGGCAGCTTTGATCTTCTGGAGGTAATCCACGATCACCAGCTTGACTCCATGCTTTCTAACCGCTCGACGGACGTTTGCGGTGATGGATGCAATGCTCTGAGAACTTGATCCATCTAAGAACCACAACGGAGCCGCTGAGATCTTGCTGGTTGCGGTACTCATCGAGCGCATATCCCCCTCGGTGAGGTTTCCGCTTTTCAAGTTCTGCATGGAGACACTTCCAATAGACGCGACAGAACGACGGAAGATCGCCTCCTTCGACATCTCAAGCGAGATGAACAGCGTCGGGACTTTAGCTCTTACCGCTGCGGCTTCGGCTATGGCTATGGCTATGGCTGTCTTACCAATCGAAGGTCTAGCCGCAATGATTGCCATCTCGCGGTACTGGAGACCGTCAGTCATTTTGTCCAAATGGAAGAAGCCAGAGGTCACTCCGCTCAATGCACCTTTGCGAGAGAACCTTTCCTGCATCTGGTCGATAAACGATCCTCCAACTTGCTTTGAGGTTGAGAGTGTCTCGCGGGATAGCTCAATGCTGAGTCCTGCTTCGGCATTAGAGACGATTTGATCCGGCTGGAGGGTGGTGACAGCGGACTCGCGTATCAAGCGATCTCCAGCGGCTCGTAGCTGGCGACGGTGAGCGGCTTCGATGATTCCCTTAGCATAGCTCGGCAGGTTGGCTGGTGATGGACAAACTTCCATCGCTCGGTTCCAGTCTTCAAACGGGATTGACTGGTTGCCGTTGAGCTTCTTCCACTCCTTCCCAAGCTCTTGGATCGTAGGAGTGCGGTTCTGTGAGACCAGCGAGCGAATTGTCTCGTAGGTATCGCGGAGCGAATCAGTCTCGATCCACTCGCTTTTGACATCAGCGAATGCATCGGAACAAGTGTCGATTGATCCAGTGAGACAAGCTCCGATAAGTCCAAACTCATCGTCTTGAGCGAAGAAAGCGTCGTTCACAGCGAATCCCTCCAGTCAATTTCCTTCTTGGGTCCAGATTGAATTGGAAGGGATTGTTGCTGGTTAGACTTCGGGAAAATCCCTTTCCAACCTGAAGCAATCGAATGCTCAACGACACTTGGAAGCTCCGCAGCGGTGAACTCTTTTGACCACTTGGTCAGTGCTGCCGTAAGTCCAATCTTCTTGTAGCCTTCTTTGCGCTCAGATTTGTACTGAAGCCAGAGCTTAACGGCTTGAAGACAGTTCTCTGTCTGAAAGCTGTCTGGAAGCTCAATCCCAAAGCCAACATCCCACGGCGACTTTGGAGCCGCTGTATCTTTCTTTTTAGGAGTAGGAGAAGGAGATGGAGAGTTGACTTCCGGTTGCAACCGAATTTCAACCACGGTTGAACCGCTGTTGGATTCCGGTTGGGTATCCGGTTGAACCGCTGTTGACGCAAGCTTTCTCGATTCTGCGGATTTACGGCCTTTTTCAGACTGTTGTTGCAAGAATCGGTCCCTCTCGCTTCTAACTGCTTCGAGTCTTTGATTCCTAAGCAACCCATCTTCGCACAACCGGAACTTAGCCAGTACGTCAACCGAGACGCAACCACCGGTCAACCGCTGTTGCTTTTCGGTTTCAACCGGAATTGAACCACGGTTCCATTGATGGCAGAGAAGCCGGATGAATTGACCAACCTCTTCTTGGGACATTTCCAGCGTACCAGCTAGAAAGTCGTCAGCGTAGAACTGAAACGCTGGAGCCTTACGGGTTTTCTTGTCTTCGTTCATAGGTCTTTAATTAGGGTTTTCCAAGCAATCATCATTGCTGCTGGTACTTGTCCGTTGCCGATTGCTTTAAGTCGTTTGGACCTATTGGGAACGACAACTTCCACCTTAGAATCTCTGTGTATGAGATCGGTTCTAGACTCGTCCAATCTTGCGGCCAACCCATCAACCACTCGACCCACGTTGGGTTCAGTTTGCCACCAACGAGAGAAGCCAGAGTTGGTGTTTTTCGATTGCGCTCTGCTGGATAATTTCCCTCCTTCGCGTTGTGCGCTGTTGGTGTAGGCCACATTCTCCTGCCAATTACTGTTTCCAAGTTCTGGTTGCGTTTGCTGCTCCAAGCTGATTCTGGAGTGATCGTTGCAGCCATTGCTGAACAGCTTCTTGGTGTCGGCCATTTTTCCAGCGATCCAAATTCTGTCTCTCTGGTGATTGGCTCCTGCGTGATGCGCTCCCACAATACCCCATCGGCAATCATACCCCAGCGCGGAAAGGTCACCGATAACGGTTCCAAGTCCTCTGACCACAAGCAGCGGTGAGTTTTCCACGAAGACGTACTCAGGTCGTACCTCACCGATAACTCGCGCCATTTGCTTCCATAATCCGCTTTTCTCACCGGCAATCCCCCCCCCCCGTCCAGCGGACGAGATGTCTTGGCATGGGAATCCACCGCTGACGATATCAATTGAGCCTCTCCACTGGCTTCCATTGAATGTTCTAACGTCGTCCCAGATTGGGAACCGCTCCAATACTCCGTCTCTCTGTCGCGCCAAGAGACATTTTCTTGCGTAGGGATCAATCTCAACAGCGCATCTGGTGCGCCATCCAAGTTGCGAGCTTCCCAGCAAACCTCCTCCTGCTCCTGCAAAAAGTGCCAACTCATTCATCTGTTCTCCAAAGAAAAACCCCCACAGGACAGAGGGTAGGAGATCGCAGGAAGGTTCTGCGAATGCCTCTGGCTGTGGGGGAAAAAGTTGTCATGGACCTTCTTGTTGCATCAACGCTCACCTCCTACAGCTTACGTTGACAACTGACTTCTAGCTCGGAATCGGTGTTTCGTCCAGCTTGAATTTATCGAAAAACTCGGCTCTGGTTCGGACGTAAAACTGACCGTCTTTGGAGTAGATCACGCAGAGCCGCTTGGTCTCACCAATGCGGAGTTGCGCTTCGGAGATCAACTTAACTACGAGTTCAGGGTTTGTTTTTGAGCGAAATTGCATCTGTTGGGTAGTAGTGGAGCGTTGGATAATTACCGCGAGTCTTGGTATCAATGCGGAACTTCTTGGACTGCACCAAACCAAGCTTGATTGCTCTGCCGAGAACTTGACCGGCAGCGTTTGGACTAATTCCCCATTCATCTGACCATTGATTGGCTGTCTTCCAGCCTTCTGGAACCTCTTCGGCTTGCTTTTGGATAGCAGACCGGAGTTGCTTCAAAAGCTCGGCAGAGTCCATTTCTTTTCGTTTTGCGGCCATTGGTGAAGGTAGAGTTGTGCTGAGTTGTCGGTGTATTCGCCAAAAACTATCCCGTGAGACCAAGCTAGAGTTGATCGTCGTTTGCTCGCGTAATCCATCGCAGGAATGTCCGCAAGCGTTCCAACACAAAAGCCAATCGGATTTGATTGAGTTCGACCAGTTGCTTGACCTGCTCGGTGAGCGTGAGCCACAACGCAGTTACCAAAAGTCTCGGCTGAATCACGCAAGAAGTTCTCACTGTAGAGTATCCCGTGTCCCCATTTAAATCCGCCCAACCGATAGAAGGAGCGATCAAGTCCGTCATTGTATTTGATAAATGTATGACAGTGTTTCTCAATTGGTTTTAGCATTCGTTCCCATACAGCTTCGGCGAATCCTCTTACAACAGCGTTATGGTGATTAAGATATTTCTTAGCGCGTTCATCGTGATTTCCCATTGTGAACACAGTAGGACGTAACTCATTAAGGAACTTTGCTCCTTCTTGAATATCGTCCAGATAATCATCGGCTTGATCCGAGTCGTTTTGGTCTCGGAGTGAACCAGACCGCAATGCGGCAAGATCGTAAGCGTCCCCGAGATGGATTACTTCGTCGGGTTTGAACTTCTCTCGGAACAGCAGCACCGCAGCGAGTGCATCTTGATTGGCTCGGTTTCCATGACTGCAACCAATCGCCATGACTCGACGTTGGCTCTTTGTGATGTTCACAATTGGCAATAATCATAGAATGACGGCTTAATCAAGACACACTCGCGTTGATAATCGTGAGATATGGTTACTTTACCCGCAATTTGCCGTTGCGGACGCTCCAAACCCAATACTCCGACACGTTGTACCGCTGAGACAGTTCTCGCAGTGTGTAAGTGTCATTCGCTTTACGCACCGCATCGACGACCGATTGGTCAATGTGTCTACCAGTTGGACGGCCAAGCTTCGGCTTCAGCTTTCGCTTAGGTCTATCTACCGTCTGGTGAATACCAAGCAGCTTTGAGATGGACTCTTTAGTAAGACCGAGTTTTTGCAGTATGCTCATTTTGGAATAGTTCTGGATGAAATGTGATAACGTGAAAATCAATAACGTGTCTCAGATATGCTCCCCAAGATTTAAAACCGAGTTTTGACGCTTCTCTTTGTAGTGCTGTAAGTGTTTTGTAATCCATCTCGAAAGATGTATTCACTTTGTCTCTGTTACTATCCAGTCGAAGTTGTTCTGCCATGAATCATTTAGTTGGTTATAAGTGTTATTCTTGATCTTCCATGTAGAAGGATCGCGTTTTGATTTAGTGTGACGACAGACTAGTGATATTGTCAGTTGTGATATCTTAGTGTTACGGAGTTGGTGGGATGGATCTAAGTCTGAGAGCTTCATTTCTTCCCCCTCTCCTCCTCCAGAATCTGAAGCATTTGACTCGCAACCTGACCGTCCGATCCGTCCCTAAAGAACGCTGATGCTGCTCGGTGAATGCGGTCCTCCAGTTGCTTGATGCGCTCGGCTCTGTCCTCGTCCAGAACAACGTCCGCAACCAGAACGCTGTGCTTGTTCTTCACGTCCATAAGCTCTTCCTCCAACTGCTTGATCCGATCCTCCCGCTTCCGAACTTCGAGAGCGATTGCGCGGAGTTCGCGTGGATGGTTGCAATCGGGAGACTCCGCTATGAAAAGGATTCGTTGTTCAACGCTCACAGCTTGGCCTCCTTGGCT